TTTTTAAATTCATCATAACTGTGTCTTATTATAAAAGAACCACTACCGTTTAGGTAAACAAGAACTTCATCTTCAGAAACAGTACCATCATCAAGTAACACTTCTCTATAGCCTTCAATAGAATTTGTATTGATTTCCAGTCTTACTTCAATTTCAACACCACTATTATCTAGACCAAGATCACTTAATGTTTTATCTATTACTAGACCTTTTACTTCTATCCACATGTCATTTTCTTTTTAGGTTAGTTCTATTATCATGTAGCCAGTTAATAATACCTACAATCTCTTCCTTAAGATAAGGTATTTCCATAGGTATTACTTCTTTTACAACAGGGTCACCTTCCGGAGAATACTTTGTTATTGGATATCCATATTGGTCTAGGTCTTCTGTTTCAAATACTACATGATGAATATAAATATTTCCAGGTTTTAATTTAGGATTATGTTTTAATATAATATACATGTAAATACTCAACTGTAAACTATAATGATTAAAATTACAATCATCTAAGTGTGATACTGGATCAAGCATTTTTTCAGAAACACCTTCCCAATCTTTAAATGATTCTTTCTTAATTTCTTTATTAGTTTTGTAATCAATAATATTCACATGTCCATTTACTATCTCTACTAAATCTGATTGCCCGCAGATACCTGCAGACTTAAGATAAACTAAATGTTCTGGATATATACCATCATCAAGTCTTTGTTCTGGTGCATGTTTAAGACCTTCTATCTCTGGTATAGGAGGCATTACAGGAACTATAATACCTTCTCTCTCTATAGATGCTAGAGAACATAAATCTGCTTCTCTCTGGTTATGATAATATGTACCTAATGTAGTAGCTCTATCAGCTTCTTTTTTCCAGATCTCAAGAATAGTATCTGGTGCAATTCCGCACCACTTTGACTTCTTACTTTTAGAAACTCTCTGTGCAGTCTTCTGAGCATCAAAAGGTTTCTTTAAGTTGGAAACAAGTGTTGTTACACTTATCCAATCAATAGTTTCTCCGTCTAAACTTTTGTAACTATGATCATTTGCATTAAATACTATACTCATATTCTTGTTTTTAAATACTAAGCATTTTCTATAATTGATTCTGCTAAGGTTCTAGAGGCTTCATCTTCTGACATAAGCATCTTACGTATATTAGTTACTTCATCTTTAGTAAACTTATTTTCAAGATGTAGTAATTTTAGTCTTAAAAGCTTGATATCTAATTCTAATTTATCAAGTTTTTTATCCATTTTATATGAAGCTGTCTCATAAGTACTATTAGTTCCAGTAGTAACAATATTAAATAAACCATCACTTGTAGTTACTGAATACTTATCTAGTATATCTGATGATAATTTATTAATGAAGTTTTCTTCTTGTTCCATATTAATTAAGTTCTTCTAGTTCATCTTCATCTTCTTCAGTAATAAGAGCTGCCCATTTACCTGCTGGACAATCTGCTGATAATGCTCTTGTTTTAAAACTTAAAGAACATCCGCATAATGCACAACAAGGATTTGTTTTAGGTACTGCACATTCTTTACCTTCTACATCTTTATCCGGACATGCATTACAGATCTTATACCTTTCTCTAGATACTTGTTCTACAAACTGATCACGTATAATGGAATTCTTAATTCCTTCCATTATCTGATTTCTATTCTTCCAAATTTTGCTTAGTGTATTTTGCATCTTTGAATTCTTTTTTTTCTTTAAGGAAAACATTTACTTTCTCTTGTATTGATCTAAGTTTCTCAAGTTTTTTCTCTGCAACTTTTATATTATGATACTTAGTAAAAGTGTCTGTTTCCTTTGCATTTTTAACTCTCTCAAACTTATTAATAAGTTTTGCTATTAAAACTTTCCGTGCAACAAATGATCCTAAACCTGGAGCATTTATCTTTATATGTTCTAAACTTGATAAGTTTGCTCTTAACTCTTTGTAGTAAAAACTTACTATATCATCTACTAATGTTTCTGAAATATCTAATTCTTCAGAGACTTGCTTAATGATTACTCTGGGTTTCTTCGGTATCATATCCTAAGAATTTAAAATCTAATAATACAGAACCTTCTGTTTGTATTTTTAAATCTGGATTAATCATTATTTGCTTTTTGTTACTAGGGTCTTTTATCACCAGATTCTTTTTCTCTGCTTTATTAATACAGTTACGTACTGTCTGTGGTGTTTTAAAAATCCATTCTTCTTCAGAAGAAGCATCATAACAGAAATTAGTAAGTTCAATAGGTGAGTTAAAACATAAAAGAGTAAGACAATTAAGATCAGATTCACTCACTGTTATGCGGTTAATATAACAGTGAGTAAGTATCTGATACTTAACAATATCCCATTTAGGCATCTTTACACGTTTCTGTACCTGATTTACTAATGCCATTACTATTGTTTTCTTAATCTTCTTTTGTTAGATTCTGTTAGTTCTTCTTGAAGTTGTTCTTTAGATTCTTCTTGAGAGTTTAATTCAGACTCATCTGGTGGATTCATCATCATAGCATGTTGCATCTGAATAGTTAATCTTTTGAATCTAGCTTCATCAATCTTAGCAAGTGTTTCTTCATACTTTAATTGAGCATCTAAATACTTTAATGACTCTGTATAGAATTGATACATTTCTTCTTTTTTCTGAATCAATTCTTCTTGAGACATCTCTTGTTGGTTAAATTCTTGTTCCATAACTTCTATATGTTGATTTACACAAATATACAATAAAAGTTTAAACTTAAGATATTTAAAAGCAAAAAACCCAGACAGTTAGACCATCTGGGTTAAAGTAATACTTTAAGTAAATTAGTGTGTATTTGGCTTATAGCATTTACTTCCTCTACAAGGAGTGTTTCTTCTTGCAAGCTTACTTTGCTTAAATCTTCTTTTGTCTCTGTCTCCAGGTCCTCCCATCATTGAACCTGACGCCATACCTGAACTCATAAAGTCTTCAGTATTGATAACAGCACCTTCTGCACATTTGTACAGTCCTTTAAAATTTTTCATAATTATCTATTTTTGATTGTTAAGTTAAAAAGAGTAAGCAGATAAAAATGTCTAGATATATCTACCTCAATAGTAAATAAATCTATCTTGCCTAATCTTAATCTTATCTGAAACTTATCCCACTGTTTATTGTGGACTTTCCAACTATTTCTAAATATCATCACTTTAAACTTTTAAGCATTGCTATCATCTTAGGTTGTGGAGATATGTCTGTTTTATCTTTTCTATAAGAGTTGTGAGTATATACTCCGGCTGTACCACTTAATGCTGGTTTTGATACAGCCCACATATCAGCTTCTTTGTATGTAATATCAATACCATATATCTTTTTCCAATATACTAGTAACTGTCTTACAGCTTCTATTTGAGCATCTGTATAAGCATGATAATATTTGTAACCTTTGTATGGTTTTTCTAGTTCACATACTTGATCTTTTGGAACTTCTCTATCTACATAGTTAAAGAATTTATCACCAACTTTTTCTAGCGGTCCCCAGTTACATATCTCAATACCAATAGCAAGTTTATCTAGATTCTGATAAGTGACTCCATATGCTGCAAACACCTCTTGTTTAATACCAAGATGATATGCCCAAAACTTAGAGGAGTATCCTTGTACTATTTCTCCATCATATGAGTTGCTTGCATTCTTACCAGATATAGTAACACAAGTAGCTATTCTACCTCTGTTATCATTATTCCAGTTAATCATAGTATTTAAACCAGAAGAATTACCAGCAGTATGATGAAGTACAATCTGAAGTTTCTTAGTTTCCTCTTTTACATACTGTGATTCTGAAAGAGGATATTGCTTTATTTTAGATAAGTCTAGTTCTGCCATAACCTTATTTGCTAAATCTTTTTACAAAAATTCTAGAAAGAATCTTACCTACTTGTGTTAAGAATCCAGTTTTAGCTTCAACTTCTGTTGTAACTACTTCACCTTCTTTCTTAACAGAGATATCAAGTTTTCTACTGTCTAGTACAAATTCTTTTTTGTCATCTTCTTTAGTATAGGTAACATCTACATTAGGTGTGTCAACATCTACTAATACATTACCATCTTTCTTTTCTACAATAACATTAACATTCTCAGTTTCTACTGTTACTTCAACATTCTTTGCTTTTTTCTTTGCCATAATTGTTGGTTTTTATTTATATACTTATTTCAATAAAATTGTTAGATATGCACCACTGGTATACATCCTCCGGTGACATTCTATAAGACTTCTCTACACCATAGACCCATGCTACATATTCAGAGCAATACATCTTATCTCCTTCATTCTTTTTAGGATTCCAGTTACCTGTTAATAGTTCCCATGGTTGTCTAAAGATAAGACCTTCTATATCATATGCTGTATGACCTACTTTAGTCATTGCTCTTTTAGATAAAGCAACATCATCTGTTGTGCCTTCTGGAGCTCTATGTACAACAAAGTCATAGTTATACATTGCCTGCCATTCATTCCATGGTCTTACATTAACACCATCTTTTTGAGCATCTATAATATAAGGTTGTCCCCAGATTTCTAAGAACAATGCAGTATGAGAAAACTTGGATTTAGTTAATCTTCTAATTACTTTGCTTAACCACTTTTTACCAGCGCAATGTAATATATCTCCTGTCTTAAGATTTGTTGGATTCATCCTTATCAAATAGTTTTTTAAGTCCGAATCTAGACTTTAATATTCTTACTAAAGATTTAGGAAGTAGATTAAGTTCTCCTAGATTCTCTAGTAAAGATATAAAATATACTGAATAAAACCCACCTATTACTAATCCAGGTAAGAGTGTATAAATCATGTTACCTTTTGCCATTCCCCATGCAATGTGTAAAAGATATGATGTTGCAACAAAGTACAATGGCATTCTCCATATTTTAAAACTAACAAATCTTTTTGTTATTACTCCTTTTGCAATACCAGTAATCCAATCTGCAAACATTAATGACCATAGTGTATATACGGCCATAGGATCATTCCAAATGTAGTTAGTTATAAAAGATGTCATCCCCGCAAGTATAGCTGCAAAACCGTTGATTATCCAGGTCTTAGTGCCCACTAATGAATTTAAAAAATCTTGTGGACTACTAAAGCCTATAAAACCTGATGTTGCTTCTTTTTCCATTTCTAAGTATATATACTTAATATACAAAATTTTTTTAAATCTTGCTAGTATTATCTCCTATAACTAATGTACCTTGCTTAGTATAATTCATTTAGATAAAGTTTTTAAACAATTAGGCTCCTCCTCCACAACTTGTACAATCTCCATAAGTTATTCCTGAATTTACGAAAAAGTCTAACGGAGAAAAATCAGGAGGATATCCATATCCTATAACTTCAAAACAAATTTGTTTTGTAGCATATACTTCTCCTATTACAAGACTGTTTCCTTGTGCAACAATTAAAGTAGTAGTAGTTGCTCCACAATATTGAACTTCATACACTTGACAAATAGGAAATCTTGACTCTCTTGGTCTACATTCTTGACAAGTTTGATATATTCCAGGACTTTCATCTGTTCCTATAAAATCATAAAATAAGTAAGTAGCTGCTCCTGTAGTGTCATAAGACATTATTTCCCAACAAACACCCCAGTTATCTCTTAATATACTTCCTTCAGGGTATTGCATAAATTGAGCAGGTACGCTTACTACTTCTACTCTATCATTATCACAACAGTTTCTTACAGTTAAGAAATACTCTTCAGGACAAGGATTGTCTGTTGTACAATTCAAGCAATTATTTTCACTTCCTGTATATACAGTATCTACTACTATATCATAGTTTGTAGGTAATGTAATTGCTTCTCCGATTACTTGCCAACAAATACCGTTAGTATCTACAAATACATCATTTATATTTAATGGAATTGTTGTAGCAATTGTTTCATTTAACTGACTACAACAAGATC